ATATGAGTAGGTCTAGTATCAGTACCACTAGCTGTTAATTTAAAAAGCTCATATAAAAATGCATAGTTCTTACCATCAATAATATTGTAGTAAGTAGTCTTAATTATCTGTGCTACTTGTAAAGCTTCTACACTATCATTAATGCTATTGACATCATCTGAATCCATGTCAGATAAGATATCTTGAGTCATTGCTAGTAAATTCATTTTAGCCATTAGACTACTCCTAATACTCTTAAAGATAAACTAGCGTATTGAATAGTAGCTGATGCACTAGTTTTAGATTTAACTTCTATATAATCATTAGTAGCCATAGTTGTACTTCCAACAACTGTAATATTTCCCCAATCACTTGTTGTTGTAGTTCTTATACTTCTTGAGCCTGCTATTTCTGTACCATTTTTAAATAAGGCAAACTCTACATTTTTATTACTACCTGAAGCTTGATTACAAGCCATTGCTAAAGTAATTGTAACATTCTTTGTATCTGTACCATCATACCTAAGTCTAGCATTAGGTGATGTTTGAACTGTAAAGTCTGATACAACTCCACTAACCCATGTAGGGTCTAGTAATACATCTGATGTAGTATTAGCTTGTGTGTATGTAGGACTAGCTGAATTAAATGCAATGTAGACATTAGCTACTGCATTAGGTGCTGTCCATGCACCTGAACCAGAACCATTAGCAACATATACAGTCTTATTAGAGGCTGCCGCTACTCCCTTTGGTTCATGTAGGTCACTACCTGTAATAAGATTATGTTGTATTGTCATAATGTTTCCTGTATTAAATTAGGGGTAAGCCCTCCTAAGAGGGCGTTACCGAGGTATTACTTGTCGTATGCGAATTCTACGACACATCTTGCTTTACCAGCAGTCAAATCGTCAACTGACTTATCTACGATAAGTTGACCTGGATTTGCACCGATGCCTTTACCAACTAATGCACCAGTACCATTAACAACGTCGCCATCAGCGTCGATAAGTGCACTTTCTGCATTAACTGCAGTAATTAAACCATCTACGTCGATATCAGTTCCATCTTTCTGTTCAAGACCAACTGTTAAGTCAGTAGTAGTAGAAGTAGATGTAAATGCTTCATCGATATAAAGAGTAGCAGACACAATAGATGCGTTTGCTGGAATTACTTGTGGTAGATTGCTGTTAAGAGCAGCAGGCAAATCATCATATGAGAAGTGCCATTCTGCGGACTTAACTACGCCCATTTTAGTAGACTCTTGACCACCATATTTATTTTTAGTAGTACGAGTACCATAATGATTTGCAACGCCCCTGATAGGAGCTAATTCAATAGTCATAACTTTTCTCCTTAGTAAGTTGCTTCATCAGTTAATAGAACGCCTAGTGTATCAGCACGCTGAACACCAAACCCGAACCTAGAAGTAACCTGATATTTATCAGCTCTTTCTTCTTGGTCTCTCCAACCTTCTGTTTGCGGAGCACGTCTCCATGCATGCATAACAGGCTTACATGAATCATCTGCTACGCACATGAAGATGTTAGCCTTATCACCAACTTCAGCTGTATCATTAGCTAGGTCATATGCTGCACCGTTAATAGCTTCTGTTGCTGTAAGTGATGGTAAGAAGTTAGAAGTATAAATATCCCAACCCATAATGTTTCTTACGAAACGGTGGTCTCTAGCAAAACCTTCGTTAAGAACACCTTGGAATTGCGGAGTGTTATTAACTACAGATGTTTGTGAGATTAATGAGTTAAGAGTTGCTTCTACGATAGGGTCAACAATTGCAATACGACCTGATGCAGGTGCATTAGCTTTGTCAAACGCTAGTTTCATAGATACAAAGTCAGCAAGAACAACATTTCTTGTTGCTGCTCCAGAACCACCAGCTACCCAACGATGTGGACGACCATTAACTAAGTTAAGGTCTGCTGCTGTTTGTCCGCCATTAGCTACGGCTAAACAACGTCCTTCGTGGTTTTCACCAAGAGCACGTGTTGATTCCATAGCTCTCATAGCCATGAGTGTATCTACTTGTGAACCATCTTCACGTAGGTCATCAGTAACTTTCCAAGCATCACCGATATAATCAGTAATAGATAGAGTAATGTTACCAGTGTCTATGTTAGTAAAGTTCAATGGTGTATCTTCAGCTGCATCTTGAAGTGTTACAGTACCAACTGTTTTAATGTTTAGTGTTGTACCTGAACCGAAGTCTGTTACATCACGATACATTCCTTCTGGAAGAAGGTAGTCGTGTAAGTTATCAAGAATAAACTGAGAATACTGCTGCGATTCAATGAACGCAGTTGTATTTGCAGTATTATGTGCCATTATTAAGTCTCCTTAAGACTGTTGATTTACTTTAGCTTTAGCATTACCCCAAGCAGCTAATAAGTCTTTAGTTGAACCACCTGCTACCTTTGCAGATAAATCAGTTGGTTTAGCTGTTTGACTTAGAGCTTCAGTATTAATATCACCACTAGAACTAACTACTGGTGTTTTAGCTGCAGATAAACCTGCTGCTTTTAATACTACTGTTGGGCTTGTTGCTGCAAGCTCGTTAAGTTGTTTAACAGATAAGTTAAGTTCTTTTGCTATAGAGTTGTAAGTAACTTCAGCTTTGTCTCCATACTGTTCAGTAAACTTTGCAGCTACTGACTTAGCATTAGAGTCTGCCTTAGCATTTGCTTCTCTTGTAGCAATAGTTTGATTAACTAAATCCATCACATTATCTTGATTAAGTTCTCCTACTGGCACGGTCGTGGCTGTCGGTTGAACTCCAGACTTTAATTCATCTATAAGTTCCTGAGTAGTTTGGCGCTTAGTTAGTTCTTCACGTACAGTTGCAAGTTCAGACTCAAGAGTCTCAATATGTTTCTGTGCATGAGGTACTGATTTTAAAGCATCTTCTGGGCTCTGGTACTTCTTACCCTCTCCAATTACGTCTTGAGCTTCGGTCGGAATCTCAAATGATTTTGGTTGAGTATCTGTTTGTACAGTCTCCTGGGTAGGTTCTTGTACAGGTGTTTCAGTTGTTTCTGTTTTTACTTCATCATTCATGTTACATCTCCTTTGGTCAAGGTAATAAATTATATAGTTTTGTTAGAGCTTTCTGTATACCTCTTTGATAAGCTTGATACTCATTAAAAGCAGGAAGTTTAAAGTTCTCTTCATCCATACATTTTCTGTTTGAAATATCTACTTGCTCATTTAAATAACTTCTTAACTCTTCAAAAACTTGTTTCTTAGTTAAGGCTTTAGCCTTTTCACTTTTTAAATCCATACTATAATTATACCATATATTTAAGTAAAAGTCAAGGACTTTCGTTTATACAACGTCTGGAGGTAAGTCTGAATTTTCTTCTGCTTCAATTAAATCAGATACGTCAGACATACCTACTTGTTGTTCCATTTGATTAACTTGTTGGTTAACCATATTCTCTTCCATAGATGGTTCTTGAGCTTGTTGTTGCATTTGTTGTTGGATTTGCATTTTAAGTTTTTCTTGTTCTGCCATTTCAAAAATAGCTGCATTATCTTGCATAAATCCATACTGGTCAAAGCCCATATACTCTTCTACCATCTTAGCTACAAGTTTAGGTGATACATGAGGACTAATCATTTGTCCTATAGGACTGTTAAATACACCTAACATGTTTTGTAATAGTTGTGCTCTAGCAGCATAATGTCTAGCACCTATAGGTCTAATCATGCCTCTAGCAGTTAAATCTTCTTTAGTAATAGATAAGAAATCTTGTACACCAAAATCATCATCATATACTTTAGCTAGTTCAGGTAAATCTAGATTACGTTTAGCTGATTCTAACATTGTATTTAATAAAGGTTCTAAAAACTCTACTTCAAATTGATTAACTTTATTTTGGAATATTCTACCAGCAGCATTCTGTAAAGACTGTACTTCAAAAGCAGTCTTTTCTCCTGGTGTTCTAATACCCATAGCTTCTCTAGGAGCACCTGCCATTTGCTCCATTGTATTCATTAAAGCTTGTAGTTCATTGTTTACTTGAAATGCTGCAGGGTTAGGTGGTAACATAGTAATATTACCATCTTCTTGTAAATGAATAGTTGTTTCAGGTCCCCATTCAAATGGGTCTACTTCACCCTTAATTACCATAGGTGGATGTATAGTTAAATCCATAGCATCTGCTTTTGCATTTTCTAGGTGGTCCAGTCTATACTGCATACCTACTAGATTATCTAATGGTCCCATGCCATATAAGTTGTCTGGTCTTTTTCTCCATGATACATGAGCTTTACT